GATTCGTAATGTCCATCAACACAGAGGTATCACTGTTATATTGCGTGATGACCCCCCTGCCTTGTCCCTGGTTGGGCTCTTCGGTAATGACACGATCCACATCGGACGGATAGAAGATGCCACCAGATGACGTGACAGTGACACCATTACCGGTTTGCGCGCTCAACGTCAAAGTGAGATTGTAGGTAATGCCCACTTCATGGGTAGGGGGTGGGGCAAAGAGGACCGGGCGGAATATCCAACTCGTTGCGGTAATGTGAATCAGCTCTGCAACAGGATGTGATGGGTGCGTGAGTACCATCGTATGTCCACGTGTGGCCACATGGATCGCGTGCAGTTGCGAGGCGAGGTAGCTCGTTTGAATTTCATAGGCCACACCGGGCGAGGTCTCAACTCTTGCACTATTCTGGTAGAATCGGATATACCGTTCGCCAAATTCGAGTACGAAGGCCAGCGCGTTTGAGATGACGAATGGAATCACCCGTGTAGCCGTGCTGTTCTTTGCCAGCTTGACAAACCGTGAACCAGGCCGACGCTGCACACCTCCCTGGGGAATGATGAGAAAGTCATCAAGCACCTTTGCACCGTGCTGATACCCTTCATAGTCGTACCGCTCGTGCATAGTGGGATCGAGTTGTCCACTCGTAAAGTTGTTCTGTGCCACATGTACTTTGGTCATCCAAGTCTCACATCAACAAGGAGATTGGGCTCAAACACTTCATTATTGGGGTAACTCGATGCCGATTCCCCTTCGAGCAGCAACTCACGTACCTTTTGGTGATACATGGTGGCCATGCTCATCGAACGCGTCAATGGCATAGCCAGTTTCGCAGTCAAGAGGTAGATCAATGCTTGACGAAACAACGGTGTGAACTTCGACGTATCATCCACGCGTTTGACATAGACGAAATCGATGGTATCGAGATTGCTGTACACATAGCGTCCTTCGATCTTCCACGGCGTATCATTGGTATTCTCGGCGGCTTCTCGCACCGTGAGGAAATCGTCTGGCAATTGGAACGCGTTGTCATAGGTGAACGCCGGTGCATCCTGTGCGTGTGCTGTCAGCGTGACACGACCGGTGGCGAATCCCCACGGATGGCGCTCCAACAGCTCCTCGACAGAATCACTATAGTGCAAGCGGCACAATTGACCAGCAATGGTGCTATCCGTATCAAAATCCTGAATCAGTTTTGAGCCAGTCAAAGAGAGTGCCGCATTGCAGATACTAATCTTTGTGGCAGTCATAGTACTCCTAGAAATGCAGCACGTAGGCGCGAATGGTCCCACTCCCGAGGTCGATTGCACCGCCTGTCCCGTTGAAGAGCACAAACGTGACGGTATTAGCTACAGAGACATAGCAGGAAAGCGTGATACCTTGCAAATCAAGATTGAAACTTGCTAGACAGATATCCCCCGGCGCAGCACCAGTCATATCCCCACCACTCAGAACCGTCGTGACTTGCGTGCCGGTTGGAATATTGGCGGGGTCATACGCTCCACCAACAATCTGATAGGATTTCTTCGGTGTGCCTGTCCCACCCCCAATCGTGAACCCATTCCCGTTTGGTGCAATCTTGAGTGCCGCACCAGCTGTTGCACTGTCGATGCCCACCACACGGTCTATCGAAGTAAACGCACCGGTTACTCCATGATAGAGAGTATTTGTGCCATTATCAACGAGACTGCCTGCCACGTTGATCCCGTCGAGGTGCGTGACGTTGGCCCCAGCAATAATCGAGAAGTCCTGGCTGTATGTCCCGCCACGAAACAAATTACTATATGATGCGCCTTCGACAATCACCTGACCGCTGGAGGGCGCCCCACTTGACGTGATATCGCGAAAGGTATTTGAAAAGCCAAACACGTCAATATTGCTGACCGTGTTCAGCTCAAAGAACATCCCATCGAAAATGTTGCTGCTGGAGTTGGTACTGATGTAGAGACCATGGTGATTCCCCTCGGATGCACCCCCCTCAAACATATTCGAGGTCGCTTCATTCAAGTAAAATCCATAGGCTCCGACCGCATCCAGCCCTTCGACCATCACATTCTTGAACACATTGCCGGTGGTCGTTTCCCCCGCACCACGCTTATCGAGGAAGACTCCATACAACATTTCGTTGTAGAAAGGCTTATAGTTCGTACTGATATAGATATTCTCAAACGTATTCAACACTGCATACGCGGTGACGAGGGCACCTTTGATAGTGCCTGCACCGGTGATGGCGATATTGGCAAACCGCGACCGTGTGATCCCAGAGACATAGACGCCATGGCGGTCATTGCCGCTCCCCTGTACGGTAAAATTCTCAAAGACAATCCCTTGATTGGTTGTTGTCGCAACAAACTTCACAGCGTCTTCGGTTGGATCGACACCCGTATGCACAAGCGTGACTTCACCAATACCCAACAGTTGGATATAGTCGAGTGCCCAATTGGGCGTGGTAGCATAGGCATAATAGCCACGTTCATTCGTTCCCTTGAAGATATAGCGCCACCCTGATACCCAGGGCACTTTGGTATCCCATCCGGTATAAGGCCGGGCAATACTTCCATCACCCGCCGTCGCGTGCTTATGGACAAACACAACACCGTTCAACGTTCCAAGGGGTGAATCACCGGCATAGAGCGGAACGACGGCACTAATAGCACCTGCGGCAACCGTCACTCTGGCAAATATGCGCCCTTCGCTTGGCTCAGCAGGAATAGCCGTCACGAACTTCCAGAGGTAATGGGTGTTGTTCTGTCGAGTCCAGCCTGTCACACTCGCGGTCTTGCTGCGGTGGATAGCGAGCCAATAGGTGCCATTGCCACTACTGAGTGGGCCAACCGTTGCGGCTGCCTGGTCAATATAGACGAGATCAGCCGTTGTCCCACGGACATACCCCTTGCAGGTAAAGCTGGCAAAGGTGAGTGATGCTGCTGGAACAAGTGGTTCGCATGTTCCAGGCAACACCGACGTTTCATTCATGTCACCGAACCATGCCTGTTGTTCAAGCATCACGTCGGGCTTGCCGTGTGTATTGGCAGCAAACACCGAACTCGCCAGGGACAGAATACACAGGAGAACGAGATACAGACTGCGCATATTACCTCACATATCCTACGACAACCACATCAAAGGTATAGGTTGTGGTTGCTACGGCACCTGTTGCAACACGCACAACCAGACTCTCACCTGAGGCAATACGGCTTCCACCAGCAACCAGTGTTGGAGCAATCATAGTATTTGCTGCCGTCAGAGCAGTCAGTGCGAATCCATTGACGACATCGGCATACGTTGCCGCTGTTTTTCCCACATTCACGACAGGTGGCGTTCCAAGACCAGATACGGTTGTCAGGACAATGTGCACCGCAATTGGATAGAACGCCGATGGATGGTCGTTGGTGAAGAGTGTGGTATTGCCAACCGTCTTTCCATCAATCCCTGTAACGGCCATCACCGTGAGTGTCTGCGAGTTCAGGGCATCTATGGACGTCCAGGACGCACACAATAAGCTCCCGATGAGTACGAGGACTACCAACCAGCGTGTCATTAGTTGCATACTCCATCTGCATCAGTGGTGACGGTGAGTACGCCACCGGACCATTTGCCCTTGCTCCAGTTTGCTCCACCCGTATCTCTCGCAATGTCACACCGACCAGTGGTTCCGTCGCCCTTAAACGTTGCGAATCCTGTACGGATAAGCGTCAGTTGCTCCGTGGGATTGTTGGTCCCGATGCCCACATTGCCCGTTGTCGCTTGAATACAGAGGCGATAGTCGAGCACGGCGGTTTCATACGCCAGGAAATTGCAGCTTGTATCACTTCCAATTACCATCGTTTCGGTATCATCACGACGGAAGCCAACATACAATGCACTGGCATTGTTGAAGTTGTAACGACGGCCCATGGTTGTGGTGCCAAATCCAATATTTCCGGCGTTCAAATAGACCGTGTTTGCCACCGCTCCGGCGTTGACCGACGTAAACGGGACGACGCTGTTTTGTGTGAGGGTGAAGTTGGCGGCGGGGGTGATATTGGCAATGGCAGGAGAGGTGTTGAAGACGAGGAGCCCGCTGCCGGTTTCATCCGTGATGCCCGTTGCAAGCTCCGCAGAGGTCAATGGAACAGTCGTCAGCCAGCCAGTAATACTTCGCTTGATATCCTGCGCGTGCACGACCGTAATGGCCACGAGCACACTGAGGAGTACATTCGCAAGGAGTCGTTTCATAGGAGCCCTCAGCGTGTGGGAAAGCCAAACACACGAACGGTTGATGTGTCACCAGCACCACAGATAATACCAAGAACGGTGATATTTTGGCCAGCAGCCGTATGAAGTGTATGGATTTCCCCAGGCAACATCTTCATATTGGCCGTTGTAGCGGTTGCTCCATTGGCATTCACATAGACCGCTTTTGTGCCATCATTGGCCAGGACGACACTGAACGCCTGGTTGCTGGTGTCGGCAAGTGTAATGGTAACGGTGCTGCTGACATCACTCGCGGAGACCTGGGTATAGTAAATAGGGAGACCACTCAATGCCTGCAAGGGAACGAGAAGAAGCAGCACGAGTGGGAGAATAGTGCGTAGGTATTTCTTCACGCCTCTTCCTTCAATAGTCTATTGATAGCAAGGAGAGTTGATACCAATAGACTCTGTTGTGGGTGGTTACTGAAGCATAATGGAGACAGAGCACCAGGCGTCTTGGTCGGTATTGTTCGACGACATAACCAGTTTCATCGCTACAGTTGCCCCAGCGGCCACATTGGTCGTACTGCCAACAAGGGACGCACAGCCGGTCTCTCCTGCTGAAATGGTACAGGTGACTGTTGGGGTCAGGTCTGCCGCAGCGGAACGCATCGTGAAGATCATGGTCTCCGCAGCTCCGAGCACTTCCGCGCCATTCTGCATGCAGTACATCCCCATCACCTTGAATGCATTGTTGGGGAAGATCACGATATCCTGGGTGGCTTCGACCGCGCCATCGAGACCATCGCATGTGGCACCAGCGAGTTCAGGACGTGCACCAATCGTTGCACCGTTGATTCCCGCCGCAGGACTCAAATAAATCGTGCCATTCTCATCGGCCTGACCACAGAAGATCAGATCAAACCGAACACCAGATACCTCTCCACCACCGATGGAGTTTGCTGGAACAACGAGATCGGCATTCTGTGCACCATCCGCTGTAATAGTGACAGAAGTGGTTGATGCCCCGCCGAGAACAAGTGCCGCTGCTCCCCCTGGAAGCACCGTCAATGCCGCCGTTGCATCATCATCCGCAGCCGTCACGGTCACGGTGCCTGCATCCGAACGGCCAAGCAGCACGGTTCCGTTTGTGCCACTGTTGACCCGCAAGGTACCAGAACTGGTGCCACCCACCACAAGGTTGCCGGTTCCACCCGCCTTCACCGTCAGCGCAGCATTGGCGTTGTCATCCTTTGCGGTCACCGTGACCGTGCCAGACGTGGTTCGCCCAAGTGTGAAGATACCTTCGCCGTCTGCATCATCAATGGAGCTGTTATTGGCCAGAGTTGTCAAGCCATCCTGCGAGAGTGACACCCCAGCAATCTTGATACCATTCACGAAATTCCAAATGACCGTCTCGTTGCGGGTGGTGGCTGCACTCCACAAGAGACCCGCAGTGACCAACACCACGCATACCGTTCCCAGGACAATTTTCTTCATTGGTTCCCTCTCTGGTCCCGAGCCCGTTCCTGGTCCCCCATATTATATATGGGGGAACCTGGGAACGCGGCTCTCGGTGACGGGTTAGTCAAGGTGGGCGTAGACCACCACGACATCAATGATATCTGTGGCATTGGGCATCGCGGTGTCGATCATCACCACGATACGCAGGCCATCCTGCGCATCAAAGACTGCTGGACGCGCACCGGCAGTCGTCACGCCGGTCACGGCAGGCCACAATCCTTGCAAGGCACCACCGCCGACATCCGCGTTGTCCATCCAGAAATTGTCATCCGCAGCCTGGGTATCGCCTGCACTATCGACATAGGCGCGGTAGCCCAGGTGCAAATCGGCATTCGCATCGGCATCATCCGCTCGGAGCCAGGAGAGCATGGGGTAGACAATGACCTTGCCCGGCAGTAAGGGAGGCAGCTCACATTCGAGGACGGCCTGCGCGACGGTGGTTGCGTCCTGGGTGAATCGCCCCCAGGTGGCATGCAACCGGCCACCTACCATGAGTCCAGTGGGGTACTCATCGAGAATCTCCAGGCTTTCATCAGCATATTGCAGGTAGGTCGCCATATTACACCTCCCTCACAAGCACTTCGAGTACGGTATCTTCGTCGATCCGGACCGCGTTAAAACTGGCGGTCGTCATGACCTGTAAGCTGTTCATTTTGTCAGCACGGCGGTCCATCTCGGTACGTAAGTCCTGCCCAATAGCGAACGCCATCCCATCACGTTGATAAGCAAAGCACGAGCGGTCAAGTGAGCCATCGATGGGGAGAATGTCATCGCTGACACGCACCCATTTGAAGCCCATCCACATATCCCCTTCAATCGTCCCCTGTACCAGTGCCTTCACCGTATTGAAGTCCGAGCTGGTGACCTCGGTGTTCTCCAGCAGGTCTTCCATGGCCTGCGCCGAGACAACGAAGACGCGGCCCTCATCCATCACATCCTTGCTGTCGAAGATACGCTTGATCTGACGGACACGGCTGATGGTGAGACCGAGGCCACCCGAAGCGATGGTATTGCCTGCGGGGAGGGCGACAGGCGTTCCACCAAACTGCCCGCTATCGGAATCAGCGGTGAGCGCATTGATAATAGCATAGTCGAACTCGCGTCCAAAGGTCCGTGCAAAGTTGGACGCATAGAGCGAATCCGGGTTGATAAGCATACGAATCTGGTCTTCACGGTCTACCAGGTCGGCCAGCACATAGTCGATCAGATCAACACTCCGCCTGGAGTGGACCTGTTCGGTGAGCGGGGTATCCTGGTGACGGCTGATTTTCACCTGCGGACGTTGCGCAGGGGCCAGCCGATCAAAGAAGGCTTTCTTGGCGTGGACAGTTTCCTCGCGGATGGTCCCACGAAGTTTGCTGCCCATCTGCTGCGACAGGATATACACATTCCTGTTGAACTGCTGGATAAAGGCGTTGGTAATTGTTTGAGACATAAGGCTTTATGAGCACCCCCTACGTAGTTGCTAGCTCGAATGCAACTGCAAATACGCAAGCATATTCATGAGAATTTCCGGGCTATCCTTTATAGACCCGAACATGGTCTTCCCACACTTCTCCTCATAAGGCTGCCCATCTCTGGACCCATGACTCAAAGGTACGACAGTGCGGACATTACAGCTACCCGCATATCAACTCGGCTATTGCGGGAGTGAGAGTCGAACTCACAACGTTCTGGTTATGAGCCAGAGAGCCAACCATTGGCTTCCCGCAGCACTATCATCCACACGCTCCATCACTACATGATGGGATATATCCACACACCTGACATCGAAACTTGCACGATGCACACAGAACCATCTCATTCTGGCAAATTGGACAGCACATATCACGTTTCCTTCGAGGATCGTCCAGGTTCAACGATCATACCCAACCGCTTGTCTTCGTACTCCCCAGGAAAAATAATGGAACCTGGACGATTGTGGACGGTTTATACAGGTTTTGGGAGGGCTGCCGTCTCGTCGGCGATTCCCTGACGAAGCGCCATCAGTCCGGCACCTGTCAGCAACCCGACAAGCGCTTCATGCGTCTGCCAGTCAATGAATCCAAAGTAGCGCGCTGCACTTAACGCTGCAAGCAGCGCACCAACAATATAGGTCTTATATCCACGCATCTAGTACCCCCCATTCACGTCTGATACAGGCCGTTCTTTTGACTTCTTCCACTCCGCAACGACTTTCGCTGTCTCGTCTTCCAACTGACGATGCAGGAGTTCCTCTGCTGCTTCGGCTTCTTTGCCGGTCTTGAATTGCGGAAAGGGCTTGCGTGTGTACGGATCACGGAGGTTCGATGTGCGGGCACGAGCAATCGCCTGCTCGTCGCTTAACTCTTCGCCTTCATACATCGTGGGAATGATGGTCTCCATTCCGTCAAAGTTCACGATGATATTCTTGTGGGTTGAAACCTCTCCACTTGCGTTGAGCATGACTGGGCGTCCGGTGGAGAGATAGCCAATAATCGTGTTGCGCCCTGCAAGTACTGTTGGCTTTTGTGGCATACGTTACATTCCTTTTGCCTGTTCTTCCTTTTCTTCGAGCTTTCCCGCAGCATGAGCGGCCTGGCGTGTCAGCTCCAGCAATTCCGTCATGCGGTGGTTGATCTCAATTTTGAGTTGCCGAGTGCGGTACAACCCGAGCCAGCCAACCGCCGTTGCACTTGACCCGACAAGAATGGCGATGCAATTGGCAAGGCTCAGATCAGCAAGCGTCATTAGTTATACACGATCTCAAAGAGTTGCTTTGCCCGTTTGACAGCGGCTTCGTGGCCGGGATGCCGAGGTTTCAGATAGGCTTCCGAAGCGGTTAGTGTGTTGATCTCTGTCTGGGCATCTTCCTTTGTGGTCCCACCGTCTGGCCCATGACCCACAATCAGCCCTTCTTCCGCCATCGCTTTGGCAACAGACACCATCATACGAATGTAGCCTGCATCATTACCGAGGGCACTCTTCGACAGTTTCTCCCAGGTCTCTTCACCTCCATGGGTGCGGATCAACCGTTGAACCATCGCCAGGTTGCCGTCGAGCGCTGCTCCATATTCACCACTCAGCTCTTCCAACGTTGCGTCTCGTTGCGCGGCGGTGGTCCTGGCCTGCTCTGTTTCAATGCGGTCAAGTCCAGTCTGGAGCGTGTCCCACTGCGCTGCGGTCAGTCCAGCAGTATGCGCGACACTTTTCATTGCCTGAACAGTTGGGCTCTCCTTCAGCCGGTCGCTGACCGTATAGGCTTCGGGACTCTCCGGGCGACCGAGCTTACGATAGTAGGCATCCCAATCCTGTGGGGTAGCATCCTTGCTGGGAATTTTGATCGCCCCAATATTGTAGCGTGCGGCGTCGGCATAGGCTTTGGTGAGTGTCTTAACATCAGGAACACTCTTCCAGACCTCATCGTTCTTCACGTCTGGATGAATATCAGTATGCCAATCATAGGGCTGCTGAGTAACCGCACCACTTTCGAGAGTGGTGGGAGATGTTGGATCACCTCCTCCCCCTGTACCATCTGGGACACCTTCCTCGGGAGCCATATACTGAGGAAATAATCTCATCACTATTCCCCCTTCTCAAGTAATGCACGTACAAAGCAATCTTTGGCTTCAAGCAGTTTGCGGAGGCCAACAGTCAATTCGACAGATGATGGGAGCATTTCAACCATATCATCAGCCAAAAATTTACAGCGTCGAACGACCGTTTGTAGTGGCTCTGGAAGGTGACTGTCGCTGAAAAACTGCAACATCCGTTCAGTTGGTATCTTCATGATTCTCCTGCGGCTGCCCCTCTGTACTCTCTTCTGGGACCGCTTGTGGGTTCTCCAGTGCGTCTTCCACCATCGTACTCAACCAGATACCTACCTGTCTACTTCCCTCCCGAGCAGCAAGTTCAAGTTGATCCATACCAGGAGCATACAACGCTGTATAGTAGTTGCACTGCTCTAGGATGTCCTGGAGTACTCGTTGGCCACATGGATGACCAAATACCGTGGCATAGTCCATCAAACTGATTGGTGGGTTAAGGGGTCGTGGCACCGGCACCTTTCTGCATCACTTGCGCCGCTGCAAGCATATTGTTCAGTTGGGTTTGCTTGGCGGCTTGTTCTTGCTGAGCAGCCCGAATTGTATTCGCCGCTTCTCGGCTGCGGATAACGTTTGCGGGGACTGCCGTGGCTTTCGCAATTTCCTCAACCACCTCGTCTGGATCAATCCGAGTGAGAACATCAGGTAGTACCTCACCCACTGGGAAGAGCAAAGCCATAAACTGATTAATTGCCTCAACATTTGCTGCCCTTTGCACCCGAGAGAGTGGTCCTTCAAAGATCAATTCGAGCGAGACGTTTGTATTGGTCAGGGCTGCCGGTATGTCAGGAAGTGCCCCCGGTGCTCTCGACATGATAGCAAGTACTCGTTGAATAAGCGGTGCCAGGAATTCGCTCTGGAGACGTGAGACGACTGGCCCAAGAATCTTCTGCATGGTCTGGAAGCGGATACTCGCTTCCGTTGCACTGATCGGCGTGCCTTGCTTTGATTGGAACTGCAAAAGATCGACGAAGAACCCTGCTTGTATGGCTCGCTGGAGACGGTCCTCGCTGAAGTTTGCCACGTCGAAATTGGCCGGTATCTGCAACGCCTTTATTTCTGCGCCTGGACGGACGTACATACGGGCAAATGGCTGGAGGCGTATCTGACCAACCACCCCACGATCAGGGGCAACAATCGGTGGTGCAATGGCCAACGTCCATGCCTTGAGACGTAATTCCACTGCCTGGTTCAACGTGCGGACATCAGGGAGGACGAGCATCCCTGGGGACCGGCCATAGGTCTCACCACTGATTTTGCGCCACCGTGGGGCCATGACCGGCATTTCATCCATGCCTTTTTCTTCCAGAAGGTGGAGCGCACCGCCGGTACCAGTCATACATTCTGCCCAGACGGAGGCAATACGCCGTCTGGAGGGTGCAAGATATCGCTTGGTTGCTATAGATCGTGGATAGACACAATGGACGACTTCGCGCATTTCCTCTGGTTTGTCTTGCTCCATCAACTTCTGCGTATTTTCACTGACTTTCGATAATCCCCACCGGCTTACGAGAGCAGAGGCCCGCATGGGAATTGTACGGAATATCGTATCTACTCGACCATCCGCACCTTCTGCAATGACAAAACTCCCCGGCTGTTGTGTATGAAATCGCACGCCGGTAAATGTAAGACCAGAATGAAGCGGTTCTTCTTCCGCAACCATGAGCCCTGTGCCAAATGCGAGCAGATCGGAGTAGAGTTCTTGGGCTTCAGAATTGAAATTGCTATTGGTGATCGCACGGAAGACCCGATTGGCAACTTCATCCAGCCAGGCCATCACACCTTCTTGACGGAGCAGTGTTACATCGTCAAGGGAGAATGAGAACCAGCGCAAGTTGTCTGGCGTGACACTTGAATGAATCGCACTGGCTGCTGTCGTGAGTGCCTGGGGGGCGGTTGCATCGAATATTTTGTCTGTGAGCTTGGTGCCAGGCGTGATCTTGGTAATGATCGTGTTGCGCCAGGGGACCATGTAATCGCCAATCTCCTGCCAGAGTGTCAGCCAGTTGCTTAACTCTGTGCGCAGCCGGTCGTGCAATTGTTTCAGGCTCTTGAGATCGGCAGCCATTAGCGTCCTAGAACAGTTGAGGTAGCACCCGTTGTTGCCGGTGCAGATATACCCAATGGAGCACTTAAAACAGTGGATGGAGCTGATTGCCGACTTGCAAGGTCTTTGATGCGTCGTGCAGCACGAGCACGGGCCTTTTGTTCCTCAGTTTCTATCGTTTTATCTGGGGCAGCAGGCGGAGAGAGTGTTGGCCGAGGTGGACCGGGTGCTGGACCTTTTGGTGCCAATGCACTCAAATCCGGTTGATCTGGTGATCCCTGCGAAATGGTATAGGCTGTGCTACCAACAGCTGCGGCTGCTGTTACTATTGCTGCAATCGTTGGTGCTTCTAGTCCTGACATGGGATCACCTGTGTCAAAAGTGTATAGTTGCCTGACTCAACTCGTGCTCCGAAACGTTTTGCGCCCTCAATCCATCGTTCATCTTTTGCTGTCCATATGCACGCCACTTTCGTGTGAGCAATGCACCACTCTTCGAGACCTTCGAGCAATCGATAGGCAACATACTCCTGCCGGTGCCCTTCAAGAACGCTTAGGTGGGCAGCATAGATCACTGGATGTCCAGAGTCCCAGAAAATCACTGCCCCAATAACGGCGTTCTCTTCAACGAAGACCATCACGTTGTCGCGATTCCAGTTAATCTTCCATTCACCGTTTGGATAGACAGCGGTAAGGTCATCATATACATTCGCTGTTCTAACGTTGTACTCGGCCACTCAACCTCCACTCATCTTCATCATAGTGGCCGCTATAGCTCAACTCATTGGGCTCATCGGCTTCCCACCGTGCAATACGTGCGGGATGACGATATTCACGAGTCGTTGGTTCGGCCTGTCCATATGTACGGTCACGGGGATCAAAGCTGGCATACTTGTCATACGTGCGTGGGTCAAACGCACCGATAGACGAGGAAAATCTCCGTTGGTCGTTGCCAATCAGGTCGATACCACAAGCAAGGACCATGAACGCATCGGCAATGTGACTCGCCCAGTTGTGCTTTGGCGTGTTACTGAAGACTTTGGCGACACGATCCCACTCGCGCTCATACCCACGAAGACCGGCAATGCCCCGCTCGCAATGAAGCGCATCGAAATACGTCCGGGGAATGAGTGCGTGTGCTGCGGCATGCTGTGCCTTCTTATCCGTCCGTTCAACAGTCGTGAAGTCGATGCCGAGGTTGAAGCCTGCCTGACGAATCTGATCGCCCGTACCAAACTCCCGTTTGGCAATATCATGAGGCCCCAGGTGTGTCCCATAGAAATACCCACGCTCTTGGAGCAATCGTGCAAAGTATGGTAAGCCTTCGTTATTGGCTTTGTCGTAGAAATCAATGCACCATACCGTTCGGCCATCGGTCTGGATGAACCAGATGGAACAGGAGTCGTTGACGCCGATATCCCATGCCGTGTGGACTGGAAAGCGTGGGTCATAGGGGACACGACCAATGCGGTCGCTCATTTCAGCCTGAAGCATCTGCTGACCGAAATAGCTGCCCTCATTGCTGATCTCAAAGTCGCACCAGAACTCTTGCTGGATGATCTCCTCTGGGACACCAGTTGCACGGATATCGTCTATTTCATCCATCGAGATCAGATGCGTGTCGTCCACGGTTAAGAGTTCGGTGAACCACCCGTCTCTGTTCTTCATTCGACTATAAAGTTCATAGCCATGATTGTGACCGCGAGGTGTGTAGACGAACGCTGCCCACCCACCGTTCTTCGCAAGAATGGGACTGATGAACCGCCAACCAACCGGGTCTTGCAGCGCGTATTCACTGAAGACACAGCCGACTGGGTTGGTGCTCATGATGCTGTCAACATTGTCAGAACCAATAAGTTGTAGTATTGATCCATTGGTGAAGTGTACCCGCATATCCGTATCGTGGGTACTTTCGATGAGGGTACGCGGAATGTAGTCCAGAAAGCGTACACCTTTTTCATCCATGCCATACCAAATCGCCTTCTTTGCCTGGGAATAGGTTGGGTAGAAATAGTAGTAGATGCCTATACGTTCTTGGGCTTTGGCCCATGTCAGGTTCCAGAAGGTGATATCCTTACCACTCCGACGATGCCATACCAATAATGCGCGCTTGCCACCCTTCATCATATAATCGACCACACGCTGCTGATGGGGGAGTGGTGTATAGCGGGGGGCAATGGTTTCAGGGGCGATCATAAGGTGGTCCGTGCAGTATATGTTTTCCAATACACACTGAGAATCGCTTGGCCACTCCCCCCAAATGGACCGCCGTTCGCGGAGAGAATAATATCGCCAGCCGTTTGCATCGTTGGATGGTCTCCGCGTCGTCTATTCGCCGGTGTTGTTATGGTTCCGGCAGTGATCCCAATCGTTTGGCCCCATCCATCGGTAATCCCCAATCCTCCAATATCCACACTACTCAAACCGTTTGATGTATCAAAATCAATCGCACAGTAGTACAACACCTCGGCAATCTCGGTTCCAACGGGAAGACCGGCTGAGAGGGTGATGATCCACTGTCCAGCGTTGGGGGCTGCCAGTGCTTCAATAGTGGTGATACCTTCCGAGATACCACTCACCGGATCGGGTGTGACCTGGAAGAGCGCGGTATCAAACAATGTGAGACCTTCAATAGCGTCCCAACCAACGACTTTCAGTGCGCCTGGCTCGGGAAATGCCAGGTCTCTACGGAGTGCTTTGGCCCCTGGTGGGAAGCCAATCTTGCGAGACAGCTCTTCGTCATGCTGCTGGATCATCTTGACGATTTGATCCAACCGCAGTGAGAGCGCTTGTGATGGGAGTGGACCGTTGGCGGTTATTTCGAGCAATTGCTCATGTGGAACGACACGCCGGAGGGCAATCACCGTTCCTGACGCAGGCGCACTGTAGTACGTGATTGTTCCTGCATCGTTGCCAACACCAGCCACAGAGTAATCGACTGTTTCGGTATCAACCGTTCCACCCCGTCGTACTTCCAGTTCGCTGCTCGATGCAATCTTGAAGTCATAGACGAACGTGACCGTTGCTCCGTCCCCTGTGTATTCGTTGTGCGAGGGTGATGCTGGAACGGTCACGTTGTTTCACTTTCTCCGGCGACGAGCAGACGGCGCTCGATGATGGAGGTCAATGGAATGGAGAAGGGGCAGAGGCAGCCGTCTTCAGAGATCGTAGCACTCATATAGAGAAAGGTGGTATCTTCGGCGAGGACATAACCGACTGAGCTACAATCCTCGCTCTCCAACTCTTCAATGACATCCTCCACTGCGATCCAACCACCACGACACTTACTATCAATCCATTCCACCTGTTCAATGTCCGGGCGTAGCATCAATCACCTCCAGGTCCGTTGTGGTTGGTGTTTGAACGGTCCAACCGCTCAGGTCAATATGGACGGCTGGAGGAGCGGGTGTATCGTTGGTGGAGCGTCTGCGAAGGGCCATAACATCCATACCAATATCTGCAAGCGCTTTCGCAGCAGCTATCTGTGCCGTTGTGTCTTCAGTTACCCGTTCATCGGTGACGACACCTTCATGCGTGAAATATTGGACTTTGGTCGCATCGAGCTTCTCAAGCAGTTTGTCCGTTGAACGACGGACGAATGTGCCAATTTCAACAGGATCGAAACCAGCGGCGTCGAGCGTCATCTGGCGTGCATCGGCAATGGAGATGGGATACTGGTCCTGGTTACCACCACGCTTCTTGAGTTCGTCTCGACGCTTGGCCATCAGCTTCCATCCTCAGCCATTGCTCGTCTGGTTCGGTCAGGATTCTTGAATCGGAGAATACGGGATCGAATCAATCGAATCTCACTTCCTGAGAGCATACGGTGCAGCCGACGTTGCCGATCTCGGCGGTAGCGGCGGGAGAACTCCTCTTTGTGGGAGATCAAGTACTGGCGCAGCGCATCGTGCGACATGGGTATTAGTTGTGCTGCGAGGCGGAGGTCGTATAGTGGCTCGACCGGGAGTACATATGGGATACGGTTGAGACAAGTGGGGCATACGGCTATTCCGGCTGCACTGTGATTATCATACACTCTCGGCTCCTTTTTTCGTCTTTATAATATATATGAAATGGAAATTCTGACAACATATTGATATTGTTGATGTTTAGTTTTGGGAAAGTTTGGAAATAGGTATGGTCGATGAGAGGGAAGAGATAGTCCGATTAGGACTAGGCTTTTAACCCCCACCCCTTTTTGGCGTAATACTATCAGTACAGTGAGCAATATCAACAGTTTATACATAGTACGAAGTGGACAGGACGCTTCCTAAGTCGCCTGGTTCTGTTCATACTAGTGCTATCATGACAGTCACTAACGACGTAGTGTCCATTCTGAACTACTTACACACCCGTTCACCATTGATAACGTTCACTTAGCACTAGTACTATTTATGTGCTTATACTCTTTATATCATCTTTTAATCATCATTATATCAATTGCTTATCATCATTAATAGCCACGTGGAGACCATCAAAAGGAAGAGAGAGACATTCATGAGAACTTTATAACGCCCGTAACGTCAATCAAAACAGCTACTTATCCTCAATCATATACGGCAGTGCCGTACCGCATGCGTTCAAATTGGACTCACTTTTCACAGCTCACAGGTGACCCGTTATACGCGCCGATTTCCCCACTCCTCGATGAACCTGCCCAACGACCCCCATGGCCATACCCCAAAAAACGCCCCAGGGTGCCCCAGGATCCAATGAGGCATCCGATACGGGCCAACAGACCACCGACCACACTCGAATGGAAAACGGCGTCACCGCTGGGCAAAATGGTGGTACTGAAAAATAATCTGCAATCCGGTTGACATCCTTTTCGCTGCGAGGTACTGTTTTAGTACCGGATGGGTACGGTACGCGGGACGGGCACCGCAGGGGCAGCCAGCCAAGGGGCGCAGGTGGACGCCACTCAGAGATGAGTGAGAGCAGAATCCACCAACGGCTTTCTCTCCAAGCCTACAATGGCCGCTGCAACCAGACCACGAATATGAGGATACCGTTGCCACAGTACCATACACTTACTCCATAGGGAGCAGCGCGCCACCACATGCCGCACACCGTAACCAGTCGGGAGTGCCTGCATACCATACCGTGAAATAGGCAGGGGCAACTACCCTACGGCACAGCGTAGGCCAAGACGCCCCAACAACCGACACTCTACGCAGCTCTGAGCAAGCAGAGTGGCCCTAGACGTTGCCTGCATAGCACTTGTCCCACGAGTGGATACCAATGGGTGCTACTACAGCTAGAGCGTTAGGCGGACACCTATCATAACGTAAATGTGTGGTCAAGCGGACCAGCCATAGGCACCGAAATGCTACCCAGCAATGGGCAAGTCGAGCGTAGCATAGCAACCTACGCTTGGACGCTGCGAACCCGTACCCTTGAGAGCGTGAACACTGAGCCGCGAGGGTAAGACGGGACACGACGCACAGATACAGTAGCAGCAGCGTATATCGGCAGGCAGTACCCCGGCATGGCAATCTCGCACAGGCGCTATGCCGGATGCCCCCAGCGGCTAACCTTCTCGTGGTGGGGGCGTCAGCAGTATGCCAATAGCCAATGTATACCTCTATGCGGAGGACAGTGGATGGCAGCAATCATTGAATCGTGGTATGAAAGCCCAGTACGGTGGGGATATGACGTGTTTATCGAATCCTATCGTGCGTGCAGACCCTCACAACGGTTTGTTGGGGGTTTTACCGACTACCGCAGTGCAATGGCATGTGCGGCGCACGTGGCAGTAGTGCAAGATCGAGCCTGTGGATGGCCAAGGGGAACGAAATGCTCTGGAAAAAGCGCGTAGTCGAGCTGATTTTTGATGAAAGCGAAGCAGACGCCTTGCTTGACGCAATTCAAGCGCTCGTAGCAGGTGTCCCGCTTGCTCATATGTCTCAGGATGCCGAAATACTCATTCGTGAATTGCTGGAGCTTGCTAAAAGGAGAAGTAATGAATAGGCGTGAAAAGCGAGCGGCACGTCTACGGTTGTTCGCCCAGCGAGAGTACCTCATGCTGGAACACGGTGTGCGATTTGCGTTGTGGAACCTCCGAGTCTTGACAGAGCTTCAGCGCTTTGTTGAGATTTTGGATACTTTCTAAAAACAGCAGAGTCACATCTCCTCAGACGAGGAGATGGTAATGCGGCAGCGTGTATGACAAGCGCACGCAGAGGACAACCTACAGGGAGGAGACCGTATGCAATTTAAGATCACTAATATGTATTACGTACAGCACTATCCAGAGTGGGTGGTGCAAGTACGTACTCCCACAGGCGAGTTGCTCGGTATGTGGGGATTTGTATGCCATCAAACGGCAAAGGAGTTTATTGCCTGGAAGGCCACGGCATGAACGAAGAGTTAGCTACGGTCATTCTGTTTTGTCTGAGTGTTGGTATCACGCTCTATATACTATTTCTTCAGGAGTAGCTATGCAGAATCAAGTCGCGCGTGTCAGCAGGATTTTGGAGCATGTTCAGGCGAGCGTGCTCGGATGCGACCTGTTTTTCTACGTCAAACCAGACCCCTTCAATAAAACTATTGCCTGGGTGCAGCCCAGCGCGGTCACACTGGACAGTGTCGGCGGAGGTACCGCAGAGTTTACCGGGCGAGAATACAAAGTAGACGGCACGATGACCGACGATGAAGTGCTGCATACGTTGTACATCGCGTACAAAGTGTACGCTGAGCATGAGCTGATGGAGGGATTCAAATTCCGGGGAGTCTCGGTGTTCAGTCCGCATTATCGGGTCGATGATCTGGTCAAGCTCTGGGAGAAGTGATATGCACCTTTATATCAATTTCCCTGCTCGTGATTTCCCCAACCTGTGGGAGGACCATCCCGTACAGGTTGGTCGGCCAACGTTCCAGTACAATTGTTATGCTTGGGCCTATAACAAACTGCGATCAGTCTGGCTGGACCCCACTCGGGGACCATGGCCGTGTCCCCCGAGTGAAACGCCAGACTGGCGCAGCGTGCAGAATGTCTGGCAAGCGGTAGGGTATCATCCCACTGAGCACGAATACTACCGCCCTGGATTTCATACAATAATCCTGTATGGGTTTTCACACTACGTTCTGCACGCCGCCCGATTTCGACCAGATGGTTGGGTGGAATCAAAACTCGGGGGAACCGAACGTATCAAGCACAAAACGGTCAAGGGACTCGTTGGTCCATTCTATGGCGACGTGCTTGGGTTTCTCGCACGGCCCTATTATCAAAAATGGCCATCACTTACCTTGAAACGGGAGTTGACGTGGTTCCCGTTCCCTTAGGCGCGGAACCTGGGGACGGCTCAGGGTTGTCGTCCGTCTCTTGTCCTCGTCCCAGGTTCCCCACTATATAATAGTGGGGACTGGGGACGGGACAGGGGACAACGGAACAAAAGGAATGTATATAGGTATATAGCTATCTACCTATAAACTAGAGAGGTGGATAATGGATGAAACATTGTGGGAGCAATTGAGTCGATTGAATAATTCCGAGCGTCCCCTCTGGGATGCGAACGATTATTGGCCACTGCTCGCAACCTCGTCACGGGCTGTTTTTGCTGTGTCAGAGCAGTATGTGCTGAAACTCGACCAGAACGGAGGGGATCAAAACTTCAACGAGGCATTTCTGGGGCGACAGCGTGAACTCTGGCCAGCGGTGGCGAAAATAATATTAATTGGGCGACACTATCGCTGGATTTTGGTGGAGCGGTTGGTGCATGATCGTGACCTGCTTGCGCAGTATATTCCGGGGTTGCTAGACGTATGTGGTCTCTTTGGCCCGGACTGGGAAAACGCCATACGGTTGTTGTTTGGTCCAAAATATCGCATTGGTGATGGCGCGGGCTATCGACTCGACCAATGGGGCCTGCGCGATGGTGTACCCGTGTTATTGGACATGGGGATCCATAGTGCAATGAATAGCCCACTACACTATCGAGGGTACTTTGATGTATAAAGAAGATCAGCATACTATCGAGCGGTATGCCTGGAGTGCCCCAGAGCATATACGAGATGTACTGATGTTTGCACGGTTGACAGTGCGGCGTACATTGCCGCGAGCGATCTGTTTGGCACAAGCAGTCTACACAAACGGCGTGTCTGCTATCCCCGATCGCATTGGAAAACGTGCGTATCACGCGGCGATTGATGCGAGTCATACGCTCTATGTCGGTGGTGGAAACTCAGAGATGGTATTCCGTCTGATATTGAGTCTGCCTGGTTTTGGTATGGCAAAAGCAGGCTTTGCTACACAAATGCTTTGTGGAGACTTGGGCTGTCTGGATGTACACAACCTGAAACGTTTCGGGTTATACCAGGAACAGTTTTCAATGAAAGGACATTGGGTCAGGGTTGAGAAGCGCATCTTGTTGTATAAAAGTATCTGCCGTGGTCTTGGAAGTGGATACCTGTGGGATTCGTGGTGTGAGCATATCGCAATGCTCTATCCAAAAGTCTACACAAACGCGGATCACGTGTCGAAGCTGCACCTAAAGGGGATCATTCATGAAGGTCATTAGTGTCTATGTTCCAATGGGGCTTGAGAAGAGCGAGTACTGGCTCAATATCGTTGAACGGTCCATGGTCACCTGGTTTGGTGGTGCGACAACAAGTGATGCACATGGTCTCTATTTGAATGCGTCACAGGTTGTTGTACACGATACCATCACAATTGTGACATCGTTTGAGCCAAAGCCTGGCATGATTGATGCGAAGATTGAGAGCCTTCGCGGAATGTTAGCGTGTATCAAGCACGCACTACATCAGGAGTCAGTGGTGTTTACCATTCAAGAGGGCAACGCCCTGTTTGTATAGGAGCTATGATATGGGAATTGTTCCGTTTATTATCTATTCCGGGCGAGCGGCCCATGCTCCCGACCCAGACCAGAAGGACAAACCGCTGTGTGGACAGAGAAATCCCAACCAATATTATCCGTTGAGAATCTCTGAACGTTTTGTCACGTGCAAGAACTGTCTGAAAATGCGAGCGGAGAATGAACGATCTAAAGCGGGAGAGTAGTCGGTTGGGGTATGGGCCATCATGCACTTACATGATGCTTGAAATGTTGCGCGTCGGTGTTGGCCGACCGAACGTTCACCGCAAGGTTGACAAACAGACCAAAACGAACTATACTATGAGAAAGGAGCGAAAGAAGAAACGATACAGAGTACGAGGAAGTCATGGAAAATTGGGAACTGGAAGTTTGGTACAAGAACAACCGTAGGAAGGTGATCCGGCACTTTGCGGGGAAGTATGGCACGGAGACGGTGAGCGCAGAAGACGCATTGCAGGATGTTATGGTGCGTCTTCTGGCCCTTGAGAGACCATTACGTACCAAGACAGTTGATGAGGTTGAGAAAATTATCTGGGTGGCGGTTGACAATGCCTTGAAGCAACAATACAATACCTATAAAAGGAGATGTGAAGGAGAACAAGCCTATGCAAAAAGAGACCTTGAATGATCCCCAAATCACTGAGTATTGCCGAGCTGCTTGCCGAGAATCCCACACCAATTGCCTGCATTGTCGAGGATTTTTTACCTGTGGGTGGTTTGAGTTTGCTCGTGGCGCATCCCAAGGCTGGTAAATCAACATTTGCACGGAATTTGATGTGTGATGTCGGCCTGGGAAAGCCATTCCTCGGTCGGCATACCACCCAGGTTCCTATTGTCTATTTGGCCTTGGAGGAGCCAAAAGAACACGTTGCGCATGAATTTCGGCTGCTGGGAGCAGATGTCCAACCAATTTATACACGAGTTGGGCATATTCCAAAACCCCAAGTCGCAGAGGTATTGACAAGCGATATCATTGAGCGGGGGGCAGGATTGGCGATTCTTGATCCCCTGTTTGACGCGCTCAGTGTGGATGATGCCAATAGCTACAATCTGATGAATGAGGCCATGAAAGAGCTATTGTATATCGCCCGAAAAACGGGGTGTCATATCATGGCATTGCACCATACAAACAAAGGGGGTGCTCATGGGGGATTGTCCGTCCTGGGAAGCCAGGCGACATCGGGTGCGACAGATCACAATGCGTTTCTGACGATGCGTCGAGACGGCACGCGATTATTTGAGAGTCAGGCGCGTGTCGGTGTGGCATTTGAACTCGCAGAACTTGGTTTTGATCCAGACACACATCGGTTATGGATTGCCGAGGAAGTCGCCGCGTTGAAGCAGTCACACCTGACAGAAGAGCTGCTCGAAGCGCTTGCCTCGTGTACGCTGACAACGACCGACTGGCGGTCACGAGTGCGGGGAAGAAACAGTGATAAGTCTGCGGCAATACACAAACTGGAAGCAGACGGACGGATTGTACGTATCAACAATGGCCGACACACGTTCTGGAAACGGAGCACCCATGTTGAGCAAGAGTGAGATACCCACGCACGTATTGAATGGACCAGAAGGATTGACGGGGGATATCGAAGGGTTCATGGAGCTATTCTCACAGGGATATCTGGCGAAACACTACGATGCTCTGGTTGCTCAGAATGCGCTGGATGATAACAAGATTTTTCTCTGGATGCGGAGCTTAAATGCCCAAAGTGTATAGTCCGAGTGCCACACTGACCTTCCAGCGGTGTCCACAACTCTGGTGGTGGCAACGACATGGCTGGAGAAGCAAGATCATTGGAAAGCCTGAGATTGCGGCGGCGATTGGTCTGGGTGTCGCACGAGGGATGGAGGTCTACTTTACACGACTGGGGGGAGAACAACTTCACAGTCCAACACTTGAACAGGTGGTGGGTGCGGCACAGGAAACAGGGATTGCTTCTATTCAGGAACGATTGGACCAGGGAGCAGCCCTCGCGCCGTCGGTTGAGAAATCCTGGGAGCTGCTCCCAACACGCATTGAGAAAGCGCTTCGACGATTTCACAAGGAGCAACCATTGCCTGCTGACTGGCATACCTTCCAGCCAGAATTGGTGTTCCCGGATCATGGGCAATGTCGTGTGGACTTGCTGCATCAGAGTGCTCTTGGTCCGTGCATTACCGACTTCAAGACCAAGGTGACCGCAGCCGAGTACATTGTTGACAGTTTCCTGTTTGATGCCGAAACGAGTTGGCAGATGGCGCATTATGTGTGGGCAGCGCGGGAGATGGGCATCCGTGTCGATAGTTTTGCGATCTGCCTGATTGTCATTGAGCCATTCCATGTCTATCTGGAGCAGTGGCCGATTGATGAGGTGAATCAAACCCGCTGGTTGGTTGACGCGAAGAACTGGTGGAAATTGATGGAACTCACCGAAACGGGGATTGTCGCACCGATGCGGGTGGGCGATCACCGGGATAAGTATGGACTGTGTAGTATGCATAGTTTGTGCTATGGTGAGAGCTATCATATGTATACACGAAAGGATCGTGATGGACACATCAAGTAAACGAGTGAGAATTACCGCAGTGCATCGCAAGGATGCCTACTATCCGAGTGCTGGGATCCTCATTGGCCAGACAGGGAAGTTCTGGAAAGAAAGAGAGATCATTCCTGGATGGTTTGCTGGCGAGTGGGCGGGAGATCAACTGATTGACGATTCTCGATTTGCCGTGTTCTATGCCATTCAGTATGAGGAGATAGGATGACGAAACGCGAGCTGATTACAGCGTTAGAAGCCCTTCCGGTCTCTGACTCGACCGAAGTGTATGCAAAGAAGCTCATTGTGGTCGATGGACGAGTCGTTGAGGTTGAGGTGGTCATTGCAAACGATCTGTTTCCTTCTGCGGCATATATTCAATTGAGTTGAGGTGTCCATGCGACGTATAGACCCCAATGAGCCACCCGAAATTGGCTCCCTGCTTATCCATGGGCTGAACAACGTTGGCAAGACACACATTCTTGCCTCGTTGCTCGCGCATGAGAAGCAGTATGGCCAGGTCATGTATGTCAATATGCGAGGAGAACCCCACGCAACGATCTTTGCGCATGATATGGCTGGTGTGGAACTGGTGGAGTTGGAGAAACTGGAGGAAGTATCGGACCTTGCTAAGAGTATCGACCACGTTCATGCCATTGCACTGGATTCGATACAACGATTGGGAGAGTTGGCCGGTGTGAAAGTAACGGGTGGCTCCTATATCATTGGAGCGAAGGAGGATCACGGTAAGGATTGGAACAAGTTAAAGGGTGAGACGTTTCGGGCCATCGCTGCACTCCAGCAACGGTGTGAATTGTTTGTTGCGGTCTGCCCGAGTAATTTGCATGAACACGCGATCACGCATGAGTTGCGGGTTGTCCCGGACGTGCCTGGGATTGGGGAGAAGCTGGTGGGGCGTTTCAATTTCGTGGGGTATCTCACCGCCCGCACCATTACTGAGTCGGTGACAACACGACTGCTGGACTTCCAGCCGCGCCTCGATGCAGTCACGCGGTGGAATGCCAAAGGTCCAGTGCCGAAGCCACTTACGGTGAAACAGGGGCTGGGCGGTTGGCTCCCAATCAAACTTCTTTTGGAGAAAGGACTTGATGGAGAATAGTAGTCTGGTCAATTTGACAATGCAACAGACGAGAGTATACTGTCTATAGAACATGAAACAAGGAGTGACATGGATGGCACGACGCGAACAACCGAAAATAGATGGACCAGTCGAAGCGGTTGATGTTTCAACTGACAGCGGGAGCTTTGATGCGCTGTTCCATGAGACGACCAACGAACTCATGGCAGCGTATGCCAAAGAAACACTCGTCTACACAGGCGCGTACCTCACCAAGGTACGCGCGCAGTATGAAAAGTGTAATCCAGAGGATGCCGAGTTTGATGCGGGTCGACGGGTCATCAATCTCGCCGTGTCGTACTATCTGGTCGATGCACCGCTGGATCGTGTCGGCGATGGCTTCATCAAGACCTCGCCGGTTGCACGGTATACGCCGACTGGCAAGTTGGACAATGCCTGCAAGCGCTATGCTGAACTGGCGAAAGCGCTCGGGCTCTCTGGTCGAGATGCGGATGAGGTCTATGAAAAGGCAAATCGAGTGATGTTCATGACGAAGGTGCGAGAAGTCTATGTAGTGCCAGAGGAGGAGCTGCTCCCTGAACATCAGGACAAGCGGATCGGGCCAGATGGCAATGCCTGGGTTGCACTGCAACGGGAAGACACCGATGCACGAGAACATTACCTGGATATTGGCCTGGAGCCACGAGTAATGGTGGATCGTGTCTACAAAGTGAAAGAGCCAGTGAACCGACCAGTTTCCGCCCGTACCGTCGTTGTCGCAGACGATGCGGTTCCTTTCTAGCCAATTGCCTCGACGATGGCCTAGGTTGAACGATCTCATGGCAACCCATATGGGAAGTCACGGAGGCTGTGTGCGTTCAACCTGGGCGATCCTGACGCGAAATAAGGGGTATTCTACACGAATGCTTGCGAAGCCAGAGACCTGTATCGGATGCCCACTTTACGGAGATGGGATGGGTTTTGTTCCACCTGATATTCCCAAGGATGCCGAACTGCTCGTAGTTGGTCAGAATCCAGGCAAGCAGGAGGAAGCCATTGGACGACCATTTGTTGGTGCGACTGGAAGCGTTCTTACTAATACGTATGTTCCTCTTACTGGCGTCGATACTGAATTAGTAGGAAAAGATAATGTGATCCGATGCCGGTGGCAGCCACCGGGAAGTAAAGTGAAGACAAACGAGCTGCCCCAAGGTAAGATGGTGGAGGAGGCGATTGAGCACTGCAAAATATATGATACTGTTCCTTCGACTGTACGTTTGGTTATCTGTATGGGCGTGCTCGCTCTTCACCGGTTTGCGGTAGGATTGAAGCAACACGAATGGCGAGGTCATTTATTACCGATGATGGAGGAGGTTTCGGCATGATCGTCCTACCCAATGGGGACATGGAGAGCAAGGTTGAAGCACTTGCTCGTGGAGTGATCCGTGAGATCACCGAAAAGTTTATCACGGAGATGACCGTGCACTTTCCAGGGCGGTTTGGCTCGTTACTCCATTCAATTACTGCGGAAGTCGTCACGATACGTTTGTTTGATCGTCCTGAGACACGACAGAGGGTACTGGAGGTGACGATTGGATAACGCAATACTGGCTGATCTTGAGGAAGGACGGTTGCACTTCTGTGAATGGTGTGACGTGTACCTCGGGAGCGATGATGCGACCGGTATCTGCGGAGAGTGTCTGAGTGCGTGGGGGCATGAGGTGAAGCATGATTGAGCCCTATCAGTGGTTGATGTTTCACTTTGAAGAGTACGGCTACAATCCCGCGAATGTTGGTCCGGCGAGTGTGGACCTGACGCTTGGGGCACTCAAACCAGAAACAATACGACGGGGTGATAAGCTGGTGCTCTACCCTGGCCAGTTCTTCCTCGGTTCGACAGCGGAGTATATTCGTGTCCCCGATACCCACTGTGCCATGATCCAGATGCGCAGTAGCCTTGCCCGTCGTGGTCTTGGACATAAGATGGCGGGATTTGTTGATCCAGGGTTCGAGGGACAGATCACGCTGGAGCTTGAAACGGCACAAGTGATGGAGACGTTTCTTGGCGAGCGTATTGTCCAGTTGATCTACATTCGACTCACGGAGCCAACACAGAAGCTCTATCGTGGTCGCTATCAGGGCCAACAGGGTCCAACGGAGGCATATCAATGAAGACCATCCTCTTTACCGCTGGCCGCTACTCCTCTTATCAGATATATGGCATGAGGAGTGTTCCTGATACCTTCGATATAGCAGTAACATTTCGAGAGTGGCAAGCCCAGCATCCAGAGTTCGTCAAGAAACAAGACGATGGGCAGACTTATTGCGACATAACTGCGTTCCTTCAATGGGTCCGTAGTACCAATGGACCAGGCGTACCAGTTGCCTATACAGAGGTTCATTGTGGAGTCTATGATGCACCCCATGAGTGGATAAGTGAGAAGGCGATTACATGTGCGAGTTGATTATTGCACTTCCCCTGCTCCTAACGGTGCTCCTGTGGGACAACCTCGGGTCTTAAGTACGCTCCATCTGGCAGAGCTGTTTCACCAGCCAGAGAATACGGAGGTGGCGAAGAGTGATTGGGTACGAGCGGGGAAGTTTATGCGTGGGGAGTGGCCACGTCCACTCCCGCTCATTCGTGAACGAACCAGACGAATCAACTGGCGTGCTGACCTGGAATGTGCACCCTATCTGGTCATAGATACCGAGTACGTTCGTGAAACACGGCACATGTGGTGTCTGGGCATTGGTGGGCCAGGCACAGCGATCTATCAATGGTGGCCTGACCATCCAGAGGCAGGAACACGAACAAGCGTGCGAGAGGACCTCCTCTGGTTGCTTGGCCATAAGCCGATTGTATTCCAAAACGCGATGGCAGATTTGCCAATACTGGAATACAACCTCAACATAAAGTATAGTGATTTCAAGCAGATTGAGGACCTGCTCTTTGTCCATTCATTGCTTTGGTGCGAGCTGCCACACACACTGGAGTTCATTGCGTCCGTCAGCGGGTGGTACGAGAAGATGAAGCACCTGCCAATGAGTGATCCTCAGTATAACGCCGGTGATGTGGCAGAAACTATTGCGGGGTGGGAGCAGTATGGTATCAAGGAGATGGGACGTGACCCGCAGACTGCTTGGGTGTATCGAGAGTGTATGCTTCCACTTATCCCTATTATCCTTGAGAGCCAGCGTTTGGGCCTGCGCATCGACCGCTCAGCCGTGGAACAGGCACATCGCCAATACACTCGCAACCGCGAATATGCTCAAACGCTTGCGCAAAGCTATGCAGGGTATCCTCTCAATCTCGGCAGTCAAGGCGGAGGGGGACAGGTAGGTCAGTTGCTCGCTGCTGACCTGAAACACTGGCTCGCAGTGCCACCGAAAAAGATCAGTTCGGTGGATGAAGATGCTATTGCAGAGTGGCGGGGTGCGATTCTCCCATTTGATCCGCAGCAAGAAGTGACCATGGCATCTACTCAGCAGCGTATAGAGGAAGGGGGGCATCCGATTCTGGAAGCGCGGGTATTGTATGCCCGTGCAACCCAGTATCTCTCGCACTATATCAAGCCGATGCTTGAGAGTGCCGATGGACGCGTGTATGCGCAGTTTCACCCATGGACACAGCACACGGGTCGCTGGTCAACGGTTGATCCACCACTCGCCCAGTTGCCTGCGAGTCTGCGTCATGCACTGATACCTGATGAAGGGTGGGTATGGTTCGAGTTCGATTGGGACCAGATAGAACTGCGATTGATTGCAGCCCTCGCTCATGATGAGAAGCTGCTGGAAGTCTTCAGAATGGGCTATGATCCACACACACTGAATATGTGTGACTTCTTTGGATACGAATGGCCACCATTGAAGGACAAGAGGAGTATCAATCGCCAGTATGACTGGTCGAAACATGAACTTGTGGATATAATTGGGCAGGAATTGTGGGCATACGCGCATGGGTGGACCGATACCGACGATCCAAGAAGGGTGTTCGGGAAGACAGGCGTCTATCGGTTGTGCTATGGTGGCCGACCTGAAAGTGCGCCTATTATTCCTGGTGCCAAAGCGTTAGGTCTTCCATCAGCGGTGCTCATTGCTGCCTCGAAACGGTGGATTGCCTCGCATCAGCCGGTCAAACAGTTCTGGAAGCGTATCGAGCGGGACGCATTGATGAAACGGCAGTTACGCACGTTTCTAGGCCGCCGATGGAACTTCCTTTCCCACGACAAGAAGCGCATCCTTCGGCAGATGTACGACTTCCCGATGCAGGGAGGTGTGGCAGACATTATGAACCTGACGCTGATACGGATCAAGAACGCACTCGGAGACCGTGTACGACTGAGCTACACCATGCACGACTCCATCAAACTCCAGGTCCGGGAAACCCCAACATTACGTACCGACCTTGAGACGATTCGCACTATTGCCCAAGCTGAGTGGGATGTGGAAGGCCACACTATGGCGTTTCCTGCGGAGTTTAAGAGAAGGGACAGACATGGCAGTACCATATAAGCAGCGGAATTTGATCCGTGATCGTGGGGGGCATGAGCTACGGAGGGGGGATTTGGTCATGGTCCCCCTTCCAGATTACGACCCGGAGAGGGGGTTCAAGTATAGCTTTTCAATAGGCACCGTGATCGAACTGTTTCCACAACTGGTTGGACCACATCAGGTCAAACGACCGGGAGTCAATGGAGATATGGTCCGTGTGCATACGAAATGGGAATCGCCCCGAGTCCTCTCCAAGCGTGTGGTACGATTAGGCCACACCGGACTTGTGGGATTACCACAGTAAGAGGAGAAACAGTGCGCACAGCATTCTGGGACTTAGAAACGACCGCGTTGCGAGCAAGCTTCGGGCAGCTCCTTTGCGGGGTGATTGGAGAGTTTGATCCGGTGCGTCCGCTTGAACCGAAGCTGACGGTGTTCCAGCTTCACAAGTATCGGACACCGAAAGAGCGGTGTGATGATAGTGGCCTTGCACTGGACCTGGCAGCCGAACTCGATCAGTACGATTTGGTCATCGGCTTCAACAGCATCATGTTTGATAAAAAGTTTCTCGATACGCGGCTTGCGAAATATGGCTATCCGGGCAGCCATATTGCCCGGCACAAGGACTTGCTGTATGTTCTGCGCTACAAGTTCAGCTTGCAGTCGAACAGTCTGAAGAACGCCGCAAAGTTCTTCTTTGGTTCGACATTGAAGACTGATCTCAGTTGGGACACGTGGCGGTTGGCGCATGCAGGGGACCGTGAGTCGTATGAGATGGTCATTGACCATTGCAAGTGGGACGTGCTTGAGCTTGCACGCATCTGGGACCGTGTGAAGAGTGTCGCGGGGGATTTACGAGCATGAGAGGAGGAGGCATGGATAATTTTGTCAATTTTGCGCTCGGGTTTGCCATCCTTATCGTTGCCGCTGCCTTTGCAGGAACGATCCTGGCAAAGTTTCTCGGTTGCCTATAACAACGTTCAAAGGAGTCGGTATGAAAGCGACGGACATCAAAGCTGGAGAGATTCTCTCCAAAATACTCTATGCCCGAGTGCAGCGTGTGGGACGCCAGACTGGTTTTGGTCAACTCCATGTGGCGTGTGTCGATCTCGATGATGGCACGGAGTTCTTTATGGAGGGGGAAGAGTTACTCGGGACATGCCTTTCCGCAACACAATACGACCATGATGAAGTGGTGTCGCTGGCCGAGCTGGCGACGGAGTTTGTCAACGTGGGTACACGCCCGTTCACGGTGACGTTTCGGAAGAAGAATGGTGCTGAGCGCGTCTTGGTAGGACGCATGATTACACCGGATACGATTCTTGGGCGTTCGACAGTACTTGACTTCGAGGCTGATACGCCGAGTCCCCTCCGTCAGGTCGATCATCGCACCATCACCACGTTGATTGTGAGGGGCGTGCGGTATATGGTGAAGAGAGGGCGGTAATGGCACTAACAAGTAGACCACTGGATGTCCTAGTGCATCCATCCCTGTGGGATGCAAAGCCTGTTGAGGAATTACGTGCGAAGGGGAATAACGTTGAGTCAATGCTGGATGACGATATAACGGGCGTTGCGTTGTTTGATCTGATCCTCGGCCCGAACTGCTGGCGGATTCTATCAAGTTCAGCCGAGGATGCGATGATTGCATTGGCGATCAAAGCTGCACGGAGGCAAAAGTATGGGCGAAAAGCCGACGAGTATCAAGAGTAGGATACACCTAGTACTCGAGGTGACGGGTACTATCCACCATGGAATGGACATGAACCCGATTGAAGTCATGGTCGAGGACATCACGTACAGCTTGAATGACTATAGTAAAGTGAAGATTGCGGTAATCACTGCGGACTCAACAGTCATTTCGACTATAAAGGAGTAACAATGGAGACATGCTATCACGAAGTACGTGTCAAGTTACGTATTGATGGACCAGATTGGGATGGGTCTGAAGGACGTATACAGGAAGAAAAAATCGTTACATATATGGTCTGTACCGAAGAAGGTTGTCAGTTCTGCGAGGACGATCTTGACCGGCTCGCAGCAAACTTTGCGACCGAGCTGTATGATATCGTGTATGGGTGGGAGATTATTGGTGGTGGCCACTAATTTCGAGAGTTTCCCCAAAATACCCCGCTACAAGGGCGTTGGTGTTGTCATTACCGAGAAGATCGACGGGACCAGTGCGCAGGTGTATATTGATGACGAGGGAAACTTGTGGGTAGGGAGTCGATCACGGTGGATCACACCACAGGACGACAACTATGGATTCGCACGGTTTGTTTTGGACCATGAGGAGCAATGTCGTCAGTTGGGCCCTGGCCGACACTTTGGCGAGTGGTGGGGGTGTGGTATCCAGCGGGGGTATAATGAACGGGAGAAAATCTTCTCGCTCTTCAATATCCATCGAGCAGATGATGTGAGCGAGACGACCGGGTGTGACCGTATCCGCACTGTGCCGGTACTCTACGAAGGGCCATTCACCGACTTCATTGTGGCAGAAACGATGAGGACGCTTGCAGAAAATGGCTCAGTCGCAAGTCCGAAGTATGTCCGCCCAGAGGGGATTGTGATATATTTTCCAAGTGCACGGACACGGTTCAAGTGGGCGTTTGATGATGCGCATAAAGGAAAGCAACGATGATCCGCACCTATATCGCAGCACCATATGATATGCAGTACCGTGCGATTGCAGTTGCGAGTGAGCTGACAATAATGGGATTTCAGGTCAATGCGCGCTGGCTCACTACACCGGGGTATCCCTATCCAGGTGGCTTGAGCAACCCAGACAACCAGCAGTATGCACGAGAAGCTGCCTACCGTGATATTGATGATATACATGAGGCGGACCTGATAATTCTCCTCGCCCCAGGGGGACTGACACCTACCCATGGACGGTTTGTCGAGTTGGGATTGGCGATAGCCAGAGCAGAAGCATCAAACGATGTGTCGATATGGTATGTTGGGCCATATGACAACATCTTCTGCACGTTGCCATCCGTTCATGTCTTCCCAACAATCACTGCAATGCTTGAATACGCAGCAGCTCTCAGAGGAGTCATCCATGACTGATAGCTATTATGAAATGAAGTTCCCCGACCAGCAGGCCGACGTATACAAGTACATTCTGTCGGCCTGGGTTGGACCAACCCGTATGTCCTATGCTGTGGACAGCGTGATCGTCACTGAACATTGTGTGACAGGGTATGATAGCGAGGGCACTGTCATCACCGTGTTCTCGGTCCATATGCCGTTCATCCTCACCCCCCGAGATCGGGTTGACGTGATCAGTGACGAGGCAGCGTTTGAGCGCTCATTGGAGTACGCACAGGCGCAGAAGATGCGTATGGAACGTAGCGCGGCGATCCTTGGTCCAAAGGAGAAGCATGACGAGCGCTATCTCTGAGCACACTCCTATTGAACGCCCTGAATAGGTAAGAACCCTGTCTGCATCGCTTTGGTTGTGAGACGTGTGCCGATGTCCCGGCGCTCTGCAAGCAGCACAGCACGCGCATACTGGGTATAGGACGAAATCTGCTGCTTCACAAGTAGATCGGCAGTGCCGTCTGGTCCAGGCGTTGTCTGCTTCCAGTACTCGGTTTTCGCCAACGCAAGGATCACATCCTTTAACGGAGGGAGGCCAGGCGGTTGTGCAATCAACTCGCGCAACCGCTGGCGTTCCTCATTCGTAATAGGAACCGTCGTATGCCCTTGCGTATAGTGTGCAGGCGGATCGTTGATGATGATACCCTTGTCGGTGAGCACCTTGCTCAGTTCATCAACCGGGAGCATCTCGACCGGCACCCCGAAGATAACCCGCCCAACATTATCGACGGTATCTGCGGAGAGTCCACCCCCCATATACCGTGGCCGACCAAAGATATCCGTTTCCTGTTTCAGCCCCTCGGAAAACACTGGTAACCGCGATTGGACCTTCTGCAACTCACCATCATACACCCGGCGATACGGATCAAGTACCTGCTCGAATTGCTGAATAGCTCGCAGTGGGAGGACGGCCCGCAAGTAGAGATCATCAATCGTCTGTACGACGGCCTCGATGGGTCCCTCCCGCATCGCACGGTATGTCAATCGTCTATCTTCAAACTCCGACCACAGTTGAAACAACCGCCCCGCAAAGGTCTGATTCTTGAGCAGCTCACCCAGGCCAAGCAATGCCGCATGGACCGCATTGTTCTCCGCAGGATTGGCTGGTCCTTGTGCGGCTGCACCAATCGAGGCGAATATACTCAACAGGGATCCCAGTGGTTGGCTGGTATCAATGCCAATACGCATCCCATCAAAGTACATACTGTTCGGTGCACGGCCTGCTCGTGCCAATTCCTCTCGGTATCTTTTATCACTGGTGATATTTCCTACCACAAGGCCCGTAGCGCCCATTGCAGCAAAGAGGCTTCCCAAAGTATAGCTCATCATCAATCGGCCTTCTGCGGCAGCCCTGATGGCTGGATCACTGTGTTTCAATTCGCTGCGGAAAGCCTCAGACAATTGGTTCAGCAGTGGGAAGTGCTCTGCGGTATAGGTGAAGATATTGGTCATAGCACGCAGGAAGGGAAACGTGACGCGTAGTGTGGCACTCTGGTTCATCGCGGATTCAACCTGGCCAGTGAGATGTCTGATCGCCGCGAATCCCCCCTGTTCATCCATCAAATCATTCATGAACGTCACCACCTTTTTGTCCCGGCGTATCTGCGCGAGTACATCATCTGGTGGCCGCTCTCGAAATTTCGCAACGGCTTCCTCGGCTTCTGCCTGAGTTCGCCAGAGTCCTTGTGCTTCCCCCTGGACACGATACCGATGCGCTCGACCGGCGAGTGCTGCTCGCTCCATCAGAAACGAGGTCAGCTCATCAACCGTCACCAGCGCACGTGTACCCAGTACATCAGCAAAACTTCCTATCCACGACAGAATATTCCCTGCATGGGGTACATCGACCAGTGAACCGATGCCATCGAGTGACGCAGCAAGCCGGGGGAATGCATCTCTGGTGAATGCCGGACCAATACTGTGTGTTGCACCCAGTTCGGCAAACTCGGTCTTACCGGTTAGGGCTGTTCGTGTCACGACACGTGCAAGGTCACCAAACGACTCTCTGATTGCACCAAGCATCGCCGTCGCCTCACCCACCTCTGGACTGCCTACCTCGTACTCACCAAGCAATCGTCGTAAACCTGGCGTTCGTAGTCCATTGGCAACCATGCCGGTCTCAGCAATCTGTAACGCAAGTGCACTCGTGTTGCCAAGGAGGGCTTTGGTTGGGGTGGTAATAGCTCCAACCAGATTACTCAAGAACAGCTGGACAACACCATCCCGACCTCGGACCGTCGTTGCGCGATGAGCGACACCAAGTAGCTCTTCTTCTGGTGTGGCGAGGATCAATCGTGCCAGGCGTTGGGTACTCGCAGTGGCCGGTTCACGGATGCCTGTTGCCGTGCCCTCGTTGACCAGTTGAGTAAACTCACCATATCCCGCTGCCCGGAACCGATCCATTGCCGCACCAAACGTCCGTCGAGCGGTATCGAGTCCTTCGCCAATGCCCCCTGCGGTGTTCCAGTGCCGCAACAATTCCGTCCCAACAGGCTCACCCAACAATGCACGTGTTGCCAGCTCATTCAACGCTTTTGGTATTTCCGTCGCCAATGCCACGAGCCCATCGACCCGCTTGGCGAACTCTTCGGGAGTCTTTGCCAGTTCACGCGCATATGCCACCTGGGCCTCTCGGCCACCAATACGATCAGCAATCGCGGCATCCGAAGCAATATCGACGCCTAACCGTTCAGCGGTCCCTCGTGCAACACTGGCCTCTTTTGCATGCACCAGCTCGCGTAAGTCCCGCGCATCGTTGACAAGATCAAAACGTGTCTGTCCACTCCGTTCCACAAGCGCCTGCCCAGCTATACGTGTACGCGCAGCGGGTGCAAGGCGCACGGTACTAATTGCTGAGCGGAGTTCTGGTGCAAGTTCCGCACGCATGGCACGGAGGCCCATTGCTGCCCCTCGAAAACTTTTCCCACCCAGGCCCATACCAAACAAAAATGCCGCGCCTTTGACGACATTGGGGTCCATGCCCATTGTATCAACCTGCCCGCCTTCTTCCGCATCAAGCATCGCAGACGCTGCACCAAGCCCAATACCCCCTTGCAGTAATCCCATCACCACTGCCCGGCCCGTTTCTGTCCCAAACTGCTCGCGGAGTCCTTTGAGAAAGGCATGCAATCGTGGTGTCAAGCCAGTTTCTGCAAGGGGCTTGTCAATGAGTTTGAATAGCTCATCTGTGCCTTCGAGCAGTTCAGCAGGCAGAGAAGTAGGAAATTGTTCGACAGGAGGTGGTGTGGGTACTGAAAGTTCTTGCTGAATTTCCTCCGCGTTGATTCGATTTTGTTGAGATTTCTTCACAAGACGTGTCGAAGGCTTTCCTTTGCGAACAATTTCTTCTGTCTCTCCTTGGATTTCATCAAGAAGCGAGTCCATCCACCGTGTTGAACGCGGGAGTCCCTCCGCAGATATCAGGGGGTCCACATGCCCTCGCTGTATCCGTTCGGCAACTTGCTCCGCGAGGGTCGTTACCCGCGCCATATTCTCAACTTTTTCCACCGCCCTTTGGTATATTTCAAGTTGTGTTTGTACAGCTGCTTGCTCTATTTCGCCTGGAGTATTGGTGACAAGTGCCTGGAGGCGTTGGATTTCTACACTTTGTTGAGCGGGAGTTTGTAAACGAACCTCCCGAATTGTTGTCTCTTCCATCAGTTCTCGGGCGAGTGTCCGTTGTCGGAGTGTTGGCTGACGAGCTATATCTTCGGCTGCCTGAAGTTCGACGGTACTTTGACCCGGTGGGAGTGGATTCCCAGCCGCATCTACTCCTTCACCAAGCGTCGGTTCAAATTCTGGCCGAGCGAGTTGTTCTGCCTGACGAGCCAACCGTTCAGCTTCCGTTGCGCGGTCAAGACGACCAGCTTCCGTCCGTAATCGTGTCTCTTCTGCAAGGCGTACTCGACGAGCATGGCTCAGTCCTTTGAATACTTCAAAGACTCCATCAAAGAGAATTCCTACGTCGGTGCCCTCGACTCCATGCAGAAATCGAGTCGCTAAGCGTGCTTTGGCCGTTTTAAGATCAGTCTCACCTGATAGTATGCGCACCAATTCAGCTTTGAGCGGCTCGGGATCTTGGGGATCAATACCACGTGCAAGCGCATCAATCGAGTCAATCCAGAGCTTCTCGTCGGGATTGATACGAATTGCTTCGGCAACGCCAAACGCACCCACTCCTGCAAGAAATCGCCGGAAGTGTTGTTCGGCTGCGGACATCACTGGTTGGTCGGCAAGGTTGAACACGCGGCGAGGCACCCCGGCTGCTCGAATAACTTCACCGGCGTCATCATACAATTTGCCTGACTCTTCAAAGAGAAGGAGCGGTTTCTGAACACTCCCCACAATGCGTCTCGTTGTCTCAGGAATAAGTCGTGTTGCGGCAAGTTGGAAGAGTTTTCGTGCGAGAAAGAAAAATCCCGCGAGACTTCGTGCGAATCCTGCTGTGCCTGTTTGAGCTTCTGCAAGAAACTCACCACCCTTTCCCATATACTTATCAACAACGGTATTCAGTTGCTCATTGTCAAGATTGAAAGAGATACCACCAAACGTGTACGTGGGGTGAGGAGTGGTATCTAATCCGGTCGCTTTGATGATATCTTTGCCGACTTCAAACAGGCCACTGATATTATCAATCGTCATCCCTTTGACAATGGAGATGGGCACGTTGACCAGCTCACCAAAGGTATGGGGGAGGATATTCCGTGGTGGCTTTGGCTTCCCTGGTGCTTCTCCCGCGAGACTGCTCGGTGGACCAAGAAGATAATTGGTCGGGTCTTTTGTCGCCTCCGTGAGTGTCGCGGTATATGCATCAAGTCCAGAGCTGAGGCGCAATTTGGGATCGAGTCGCTCGGCACGCCGCAGGCCACTGGCAAACAGCCGCTCCTGCGCTGCCGGATCATTCATCGCTTGTTTGAGCGAATCTTCTTGCAACCCACTCAACACGCCCTCGAGTTGAATGATGGGTGTACGGGGATCAAACTTTGCGAGCTGTGGACGAAGGGCATCAACCGTTGATCCAATTGGAGCAGGTGGCGTCTGTTGGTTCAACAGTGCCATTACTTTCCGCACGTATTGTTGGGTCTCAGGATATGGTGGAATACCGCCATACCTCTCAACCGTTTCTTCTCCTGCATTATATGCCGCAAGAGCAAGGTTCCGATCTCCCTTAAATTTATTCAAGAGAAATTTGAGATACCGCGTCCCACCGCGAATATTCTTCTCTGGAACAATGAGATCACTCTCACCCACGCCATACTGCTTGCCGGTCTCTGGCATGAGTTGCATCAAACCAACTGCCCCCTTTGGGGAGACAGCCGTAGGATTGTATCCCGATTCTGTACGCACCACCGCATTAATGAGCGTAGGATCAACGGTCTCTTCTGTCCCAATTTGCTGAATCAGGTCTTGATAGGTTTCTGCCATCGTTCCTTTACCGCCCATGCCGTTCCCGTTCCCCGTCCCCTATAAATAGGGGACTGGGGAACTGGGAGTAACGTGCAGATGGGTTGAATTTATGGGGCCGTTGGAAATTGGGAGAACGTCATACTTTCTATACGGTTCTTGGCAAGGTCAAACGCCGGTTTGCCATAGGTACGGACCTGCTCCTCATCCAAGACACCTTCTGTTGCTTTGGATACGTCAAGCAGATACATGAGAAAGATGCGCTGCTCTTCGGCATGTGCTTCGGCAATACGATCACCAAACCCTAGGATATTCCGAATGCCGGGTTGCAAGGGGAATACGCGTGTAATATCATGCATGTACTGGTGAAACATAGCAGTATGACGGAAGCTTTTTTCCTTGAGGAGTGTGTTCCGTAACAAACTCAAGTTTTTGCGGCTTGTTCCATTCACACGATACTCCTGGTCAATCGCTTCCTGGGGCCATGCGTTGATATCTTTGAGCATTCCGGACACAATCGTTGCTTCACGACGTGGATCATGATACTCTTGTGGACCCGCTTTCATGACCTGAATCTGGTGGTTCGCTACCGAAATAACGGCATCAGCTTGTTCAGCCCGTAAAAGACCTGCTGGAACTTTTCCCGGAGCTGCTGAAACACCTAAGTTCTCGGCTTCATTGATAATCGCTTCTGCTTCGGGAATGGTCTTCACTTCCCGCGCACGGCGTATAAAGTGCACATAGAGCGTATCCTGATCAAACTTGAGTTGATGGGCAGCAGTGATCTCCGCTTTCCGCTCATCCTTTAAACGATTGCTGATATAGTCCTGGGCAGCATTCACCGCATTTTTACGGTCATCAAGCGACAGAAACTTCTCATTGTCTGCCTGTCGTTGCGCTGCTTCGAGATTGGCATCGACCCCTTTTTCAATGACACGATGCTTTCCGGTATCCTTGAGCCAGTTGATTTTTTCTTTTGCTGCGGCATCAGGATTGAGTACACCAGTATAGGCAAGAACAGCAAGCTGCCGGAAGACCCGATCCTCAATAATCTCCCGCTTCAATGGGTCTTTTGTATCACGATAGTCGTTAAATGCCAACTCTTTATAGATATGATAATCTGCAAGTTGTGTATTGAGGTCAACCTTAACAGTTTCAGCCGTCATGTTTGTGAGCAAGTTCAATCGTTCGGCAGCAAGTTGTTGTGCAACATCAAACCCCGCTGCCGGACTGATTTTCTCCGCAGTCTGTCTCGCTTCTCGTTCCACTTCGTCAAAGCGTTTTGCGGCTTCCCCAAGCCATTCAGTATAGGGAATACCCTCCGACTTGACTGCGAGGACTTTGCGTCGGGCGTCAAGTGTCGCATTCGTGGTGATACTTGCCGCTTGCATCACCTCTCGTGATTGACGGAGTTTTTCGAGAGGTTTGAGTAGCTCGACAGCGAGTTGCTGTGTTTGTTGACCCAGCTCACCCACTTCCCCTGCGGCACCAATATCCGATTGTACAGCTTGTGCTTCAAGCTCATTCGCCTTCGTTGAGCGAATACCGGTCGCATACTCAGGACGTGGAGCGATCTCCTCTGGCCGCTGGATATCACGCAGACTACCAATAGCAGGAGCACGTGGAAAGGTAATTGGTGGCATTACAGGGGGTACTCCGCACCACGATAGAAGGAATAATCGGTTGCTGGTGCTTTCACCGGCTTATCAAACAGCGAAGAGATTGTTTTCACGGTTGCTGGATTCGTCAGTGGTTCAATACCCGACAAGATCGTGCGGAGTTGGCGGCGACGAAGAGCGGTTGCCTGCGCATCACGTAGTCGCAGGGTGGACTCGGCCTCTCGTTGGGCTTGTGTACGTGTGTCGGCTGCGCGAGCAAGTGCTTGTTCTGCTTCAAACTGTAAGCGTTCCTCTCCGTACTTCCGGCGAAGGTTCTGCGTGCCAATCGCCCGACCAACCTCAATACTGGCGGTCAGTTGGGTGAGCATGGGACTGCCAATTTGCTCGACACCTGATCCCGCATACGCCGCAGCAATCCCACCAGCCGTGGTGTCATCCTGCCGCTCCAAGGTGCGAATATTTGATGCGGTGACTGCATTGAGTGTCGCCACATCACGCATAGCAGCAGCCGCACGTTGAGTGAGTGCTCGGCTGATGGCTGAGGCCGACGCAAGGATATCCTCCGCTTCGGTGACACCCAGATCAGAGAGGTCACCAGCTGCACCACCAAGCTCGGCAGCACTTTGAAATTTGCTAACCGAGCCTGCGAGTGCAGTGACAAGACTTGCAATCCCCTCGACTTCACCTGCCATTATTGTGGCTCTCTATCAAATGGAGCGATAGTTCCGTACAGACTCTTGAGCAAAAATCGGACCTTTTCTAATGATTCTTTTGAGGGTGCTGCTGGCGCAGTTGTTGAGGCATGGCCGAGAATGTCAGCTATTTGCTCGTCATTGATATCGTAAAACTGTATAGAGCTGAGTTTTCTCTTTACTTTGAGGAATCTGTCGAGCCAATTCGGCTCCTGCAACCCAAATGCATACAAGGCATGTCCTGCTTCATGACGCATGGTATTCTGTTGTTGCTCACGGTTACGCCGAACCGTGTCAATATAGATCGATTGTAATGTTGGAAAGAATACCCCTGCGGCGTTTGAAAGCGAGACAGGGAAGTCCTGTCCAGGAAGTTTGCGAGTCTTGCTTCCATAGAGCGTTACGTTCTCCTGAACCCGTTCCAATGCTTGCAGAACCGTGCGATTTGCCGCTGCTTCGGCATACGTACTCTTCGGGTCAGTCATCTCACTGATGAGATCAGCCGCTTCTTGATCGCCAACACGAATCTTGGCCGCTGCTTCACGAGGCGCAACAGCATCTATCACATATCGTGTTATTGTCTCAACAAAGCTATCCACCACTTCCACCTCGGGAAACGTCTTCCACTTCGAGATACCTGGTGACATTCAACACTGTGATAGGATATGGTTGAGGCTGTTCAATGACAATATCAGCATCGAAGTCCCATCCCAACGAATCAACTTCTTTCAATCCGGTATAGAGTGGTTGAGGCGAATCAACAGGGGTACTTTCCACCGCAAACTCAGGCAACTCGTTATTCACAGTACAGCCCAATGTGTTTAATAATGCCACATTGATACGAATGTTTGACAGATGCAGTCCGGCAAGGGGGATGTTCTGGTATGTCGGGCGCAACGTGGTCAATCGTGGCGTGAATGGTAAGCCGACCTCCACGAGTTTGGCGGGCGGATCAATCGCCACCTCCCCTTGCATGACCATACGAATGCCCTGAAACATGCCATCACCGAGTACCGCAACATTCAACTCTTCCAGGTGATCGAGTCCATTCAGTGAGGCAACAGGGGCATCGTTTGATTCGATGAGTGCAGCATCCATCATGGACTGCCCGTAAAAGCCCCCAGAATCGTCCAGGTACTCAATGGAGGGGGTACTGCCTGTACGGACCACCAGGAGCCACAACTGGTCTCTATCGCCGTCTGGGTGCGGAATAACGCATACACACAACACGGTGCCGGTTGTCGTTTGTGGTGCCCACCCGGCAACCACATGCTCCTTCAAATAGGTCAATGCATGCAATTGGCCAGTATCAGTCACAATCCAAACGACTGGACGGGGTTCTTGCTGGTACGAAACCGCAGTAATGCCGTCTGCTGTCAGGTTCTCTGCGGTGATTGAGCGATCTTCCACCTGTCGTGCATCGGTCGTGAAATCATTGATACTCGCACTCTCGTAGAGACGGACACGGGAGCGGGGGATGAACATCAACGCTTGTGGGGTGCGAGCCGGTTGAATATTTGTGGAGCCATAGCCGGTGGGACTGGTTGCATCCACCCCAGTAGGTGTAATCGTATGGCCCAATTCCCCACGAATAATAAACTCGTTACGATCTGTTCCAACCACCAGCGATTGTTCGCCTGCCATCCACTGGATCGTATTCACTTCGGTGGAGGCCAGATCAAACTGATAGGGATCGCTCGCGTTGACCCCGGTTCCATAATCCGAATAGACACTGATTCGGCTGCCCCATATCCGGTTGGGAAATGCTGGTGATCCACCAAAATTCAGTCGTCCACCTTGAAAGGTCAATGTGTTGGGATAACCTAAGTTGCTTGACCATTGCGAATCCTCAAGTGCCCAGGCACCAGGCAAAGCAGCAATAGCATCATCCAGCGCCTTCCGTATGACCCCACGCATCGTTGTTGCCGTCACGAATTCTGTCAGCTCAATAATTCCACTATTCACACGAATATAACGCCCGAGGTCAGTCGGACGGAATCCATTGGCATCGTACAGTTTGACCGAGACATTCGTGAGTCCAGCAATCGCATTTTGATTATTCCGAAAGGCTCCAACCGATGTCACCGAGGTTGCCGTGAAAAACGCCTCAACTGTATTACCAGGTTGATAGACAAACTCCGCCAGCGCATTGCTCAAATCAGTGCTATCACCCACCATAAATGAGAGAGGTGCTTCGGAGACATCAAATGTCACACGATAGGTTGCACCAGGAACAGTCGTCCACGCCTGCTCGATGTGTGCTAGTCCTTGGATACCACCATCGAGATACACTTTGCCGGGGAACGGGACATAGGCGACACCGGTCTTTCGCACCTCGTAATCGTCCGCTGCAGCCCATGTGGAGCCATTCTTCGTCGTCACAAGATTGCCCCCGTTGACCGCAACTACTGAGTCTTCGGTTGAGTCAGAGGCTTTGAGGACACGATGGCCTGGACGGACACCAGCCGTAATAAAATTGACGGTATCAACGAGCAGCTCATCACCACTTCCAGCTTCGGCTGTGCCAACGAGCACCGTTCGACCAGAGAAATCTGACCACTGCAAGAGGTTGGGGAACGTGCCATCGGTTACCAGCTCAAGCGCACTGGGCTGAACCATCTGCGTAATGAGTGTGACACGTGCACCGACAGGTTCAGCTTTATCAATATGCAATTGGGTATTGGGACTGCCAGAGAGACGCCAGGTGAATCCGTAGAGTACGCCACCAGAAAACGGATTCGTAATGTCCATCAACACAGAGGTATCACTGTTATATTGCGTGATGACCCCCCTGCCTTGTCCCTGGTTGGGCTCTTCGGTAATGACACGATCCACATCGGACGGATAGAAGATGCCACCAGA